TCCCAAAGAATCTCATATTTAATTGCAGACTCTAAAGTTAATCCTCTAGCTTTTAATGCTTCAATAGGTGGGTTAACAAAAGCTTTTAAAGCAGCTTCAGTAATTTTTGGAGTCTCTGGTTCTACTGTAACTTTAGTAGTTCTTTCCCAAACGGTAGATAAATCTTCTGGTATTTCTAACCACTCTTTAGCTTGTCCATAATCAAAAAATCCAAAATTATCTTTCATATCTTTTAAGTAAGCAGTAAGGCTATATAGACTTCCTCGGTAATCGCAAGAAAAACAAATATGTGCTCCAGTTTCAAAATTTATATACCAAGAAGGATTACGGTCGTCTTTCCCAGTGCGCTCTTTATGAGCAGGGCAATATGATTGAATTTCTGAACCTCTAACATTTACAACTTCAATACCTAAACGTCCTAGTATTGTTTCCATTTGTTCTAGGGTCATAAATCTGTTTCGTCAATCTCTCTAAACTGAGCTTCGTTCCAATCCCATAAAAGCGATACTTCTGCGGGACCTGAGTTACGGCTTGCAATAACTTTTAATAAACGAGTGTCTTCTACATTCTCGTCTTCTTTTTGAAGACCTAGTAATACATCAGCGTCTTGTAAGAATGAAGATGAATAACCAATTGAATCTGCTGTTACGTTGCCTTTTTTCATTTTCCAATTAAGAACTTGGGTAGTAATAATTATAGGGCGTTGGAATCTCTGTGCTACTTTTTTAAGTGAACGAGTTATGTTAGTAAGGGCTTGAGCAGTATTTGATTCTCCTGATTGCTCATCCATCATTAGGTATACGCCATCAATAAAAACTACATGTGGTTGAAGTGTTTGAATCTTGCTAGCAATACCTGACACGGTAGAACCTGCTGCAGAATCTACTAACCAAAACTTTTGTTTCTCTTCTTTTAGTCTGTTAAGGACTGCTTTGTATCGTGATTCTTCTTCTGAAGTTAAAGTTCCTGTTAATAATCTTTGATGTGAAAGTTTAGCCCTCATTGCATCGTATCTATTTTCTTGTTCTAAATTACTCATTTCAAATGACTGAAACATTGGAGTCTTTTGTGAATAGTAATGAACGTTGTGAGCAATCTGCATTGCAAGAGTTGATTTACCAACTTTAGGTGGAGCAACGATAACAATAAGCTGCCCATTCTGTAAGCCACTAGTTGCTTTATCAATAGTTGGGAAGCCGGTAGGGATGCCGCGTAAACCATTGGGGAGTAGTTTGCGCTCTTGATATTCATCCCACCGGCGGTCTGGGTCAGAAGTAATGTCTACGTCAGAACTTAACGTTAGACCATCTTCTTCTAATTTAATTAAACCTCGTTGTAAAACTAATAAAGCATCTTCGTGGTCTTTTTTCTTTTCAATACTTTGAATAGCATCTTGAATCATAGAAGAAGTAGCAAACTTTCTTCTAATGTTAATTATGTCGTCAATTAAATAATCAATTGAATCTTGTACTTCTACAAATTTGTAAGTTGGAAAATTAGCTGATACTACCTCTAGGCTTGGAGACTCTCCATATTTAGAAAAATGTTCTCTGGCAAATAGCCACAGTCTTCTATCATCTTCTTCTGAAAACCACTTTTCGTTAACTCCTCTAGAAAATAAAGGTGTTAAGTTTCTATCCTTTATTGCTTTATTTATTAAACGAGTCTCATTGTTCATATCTGTGAATAGTCCATTCCCCAATGTCCATATCTTAGAAGCCTATCAGGTAAATCTAACACACCTACAACCTCTGGTCTATAGGGCAATTCGTTAACTAGGTGATTGACAGATTTGTAAGGGGTAACGTATCTAAAAGGATTAGTACCCTGCTCATCTATAAGTTCTATTTCTTTTTGTAATTGTTTAGCGTTTTTATCAAATGAAGCTAATTCTAAAGTGTAACCTTTACGGTCAGCAAATAAATAAAGTTTGCTAAGTATTTGACGGTCATAAGATATTTCTTCGTCTGACACTGGTATTAACCTAAGAATTTTTTTAATTCTAGGTTCAACGTTTGTAAATACATCCATAACGACTATTACCCTTTTAGGTAATTCGTTACTTAAGTCCCCTTTATACACGAATTAAAAGACCTCGATTTTTCCAAACTTGATAACGAATTCTTTTTCTTTTACACTAACTTCGTGAATGTTAGGGCCTGGTGATTGAGTTTGACTTAAAAAAACTTGAACTAAGCGTGAGTCTTCGTCCACGTACTTACCTCTCATTTTCTTAAATCACTGCCGTCTACGACTAAATATGAAAACGCTTCTCTTGCAAAACTTTCTGTAGCGTCACCATATAGGCTAGCCCAATTATCTAGTGAAGCGTTGGTTGTAACGATAGTAGGCAAACCGTTGTTAAAACGCGTTCTAAGTAAATGATGGAGCATAGACTTCTGCCACTCTGAGTGTTTTGAAACGTGTTCTTTACCAACGTCGTCAAGAACTAAAACTCTGATGTTGTAAGCATCATCTTCTGCTTCACCAAACAAACCGGCAAGTAAAACATCTTCACTTTCGGTCAGGTCGTTTTGTATATCTTTACCTTTTAAGTTTAATACGTCGTTATAAGTTATGAAGTAGCAAGGACGAACTAAAACTTTTCCTTCACCTGGTTTAAAAGAGGCTAGAGGTAGTTCTTTAAGCATCTCTTGAATGACAGAAAGCGCCAAAGTAGTCTTTCCTCTACCTGGAGCCCCGTATAAAAGAATTCCACGGCCACAGAGACGGTCTGAGGCCTCTTTAATGACCCTACCTTCACTGACTCGCGAAATCCACGATTTTAGGCCATTTAGGACCTCTAATGGGGCGTCTGTACAGTCTTCTAATCCCCACCCAACTCTTTTCCAAGGAATGTTGGCTAGTTGAATCCAAGACCTTCTACGAACCTTAAGGTCCTCGGGCTTAAACATTAAAGGATTCCTTCCCATGATTTAGCAGACTGTTCTTTGGCTTTCTGTATCTCGTCTTCGGAATGTATCCTAGTTTTAGCCTGTGCCGCAAGTGCAGAGAATCTTGATATAAACATTCTCCAAAGAATATTTCCATCTGAGTACTTTCCATCTGTAAGACTACTAAAAAATATGTTCATCATTTCAACCTCAAGTTCCCCATTGGTGTCGTTCTTAACTCTAGCCCCAGCTAAAGCCGGAATAAAATTACTTTCTGTAAGAGAAATGGGAGATATGTTCCAAAGTTCTTCTATACGGCGAGCAAACTCATAAGCACAATCCTGTGGACTCCAGTCTTTAACTGGTTTATTAGCACGATTGTATTTTGCTTTTTCTTGCTTGGCTTTTTTGGCTGCATTAAACTCTTTCTTCTTTTGAGCCTTTAGCTTTTGGTTAGCCTCTTTAACTTCTTTTTCAAATTCATCTTCCGAATTATTAGAAAAGAATTTATATCCCGGCTCGGTTTTCAACCACCCCGGTTGATTTTCAGCCACCCCTGGCTGATTTTCAACCAGTACCCATGTATTGACTCCTACAGGGTTTCCATTTATATTTTGAACTTTATATTTAAGTATTCCTAAAGCTTTTAGTTCATTTATAGCCGTGGTAATAGCACACCTACCCTCTTTGAGAACTTTTTCTAAAGAACGTGCGCTTATGTTTACATTTGGGTTATTTTTTAAATAAGTCAATAATCCAAGTGCACTCAATGACATCATTTCTTAAGTTGGTCCTTAACGTGAGTAACGACCATAGTTGCAAATACTCTTGCTATTTCATCTAATGCAACATATAAAGAATCGACTTCATCAATCTCATATTCTTCGTCTTCGTCTTCTTCATCTTCATCTTCTTCTTCTATATTAAAATCTATGTGCTTTGGTACTTCCATAGATAATTGTTCTTGAATAGGTGGTTTAGGTCTTTCTTCTATCTTTAAAGACCCTTTAGTATTAATTTGGATTAACCCATCAGTTAAATCAAAAGAAGGGACTCCAGCATCATTACATTCTGATAAAACTTTAAGACAATCTTCGTCTTCATCGTTCCATAGTAAAAACGCTGCTGCTTTTGAACCTTTAACTGTTTTTAAAGCTTCTTTAATAGCATTAGGTTTATCTATTACAACTACTTCTTTGTTTTTATCTTTAGCTAATTGAGAAGCCCAAGTTTGACCTTCACTTGGATGTTTTTCATAAGGTAAAACTAAAACGCCACCATCACCTTCGGCATGGTAGTGGTCTTCTAAAAGTACTTCGATATTTGTACGAGATGTTTTCCCGTTTCCTGCAACGATTACGTAGTAAGTCATTGGCCCTCCTAGACCAAGACTATATCAACCTCAGCGGTCTAGTCGAGTTGGTTGGGTAACGGCGGGTCTATAGGAGGTAATACTGTCAGCTAATACAACCAAGAAAGGGGATAAGAACCCACTAGCAACGGTAGTAACTATAAACAAAGGTATAGAGGTAACCCCTGTTAAACCAACCCCTACTGCAGATAAAGCA